AGGAGAGTGTATATGTAACGGTTCCATCGAGACTAAATTTTACAACAATAATAAGATTGTAAGTTTAAAAGCATTACGTCATTTCAAAATAGAGCGTTTAAACGCTGATATTTTTAGAGATATACCTAATCTAAAAGAGGTATGGATTCCATCCACAGTTAAATCTCATGGATATCGAACTTTCCTTTTTAGTGAAAACATTAAAATAGTGGTAATTTGTAGCGAAATACCATTCACAGACAGAAGTTTTTTCAATGTAAACACTTACAATCATATACCTACGGATTTAAAGGTATATGTACCAGATACTTCGTTATCAAGATACAAGGAAGCGTGGAAAAACTTTCCTTATCTATCTCGATTGCATCCCTTCAGTGAGTATCACGAATGATACTCACTGAGTGGCTTAATGAACTGCGCTCTGTGTGATAAATTGGGAATAGTTCTATAAGCTTCGATAGCTTCGTCTGGAACATACATAACAATCTTCGATCTTGTATATCGATTCAGTAGGAAATCGTTGTAAAAGTATGGTGGTACTGGAGATTGAAAGATAACATTACAGTCGACAGTATTCCCTTCGAGAACTCCACCTTCAACACGACTACAAGATGAAGGAATAACCAGTTCTTTCAACATGTTAAAGGCTAAACCATACTGTCTTATCTCGCGTATACCTTGAGGAAGACTAATCTTAGTAAGATTGCAGCGTGACAGCATATCAACTTCTATAATAGCAACGTTAGTAAAGAACCTGAACTCTTGGAAGGCATTTGAAGACCTTTTTATTAATTGTGGAATAATAGTCCCGATGGGATTAAAACAACATTTGAACACCGTTTTAATCCAATCG